ATTCAGGACGAGCGTGTGCTGAATTAAACAGAAATTATATCGGGATTGAGAAGGACGATAAGTTTTATAATGAGAATAAAATTTAATCATCAATAAACCGACGGCCACCGCCCATTTCATTAGGATAAGTCAGTTTCATAAAAACCTTGACCGCACGGGCGGCCTCCTCCTCTGTTTCAAAAAAACCGAGCGAGTGAGTGAAGGTTTCTTTTGGGTTGTTGTCTTTCGTAGTGACGACGCAAGCCTGCCATCTCTTGTCTTTTTTATTCCACCGCACCGACCAGTATTTACTGTTGTTTTTCATATTGTTTGAGTTTGCCCTCTGGCAACACCACCGAAGGTTCTTGTAGTTGTTATTAAGGGGATTACGGTCAATATGGTCTATTACACGATGGAGGGGGTTGGTGTTCGGGATGAATACCATCCCGACGAGGCGATGGACGAGCATAGAAATAAAGGAGCGAGGCACTTCAAGCGCGGGGGGGCGTCCAAAACCTGATTTCGGTCTTAATAAATTACCAGAGGCATCCATAGCCCGATGAAGCGCAACGGACATATAACCGTGCGACGGTGATAAACACGGCGTCATAATGCGGTTTTGAAGAAGGTTCAATATCTCACCCCGACGATTGATTGCGTAGTTGCCTTTTCGCACACCAAATCTCTCGTCAATTTGAACGAATTTCCCCATAAAGTTCTCCTCATCAACGACAACGGAGGGCGATATGACGACTTGATTACCCGCCACATCCGTCGCCACGGAGGGCTTCACACGAAAAAATGCGTTAATCTGCGCTTGAGTGATACGAGGCATTTTATTATGATGTAATTATCTCTTTATACTGTTTTGAAAGATAATTACCAACACGCCCAACCACAACAGACGCAGGTCAAATCTCTCGGCGAGGGGGATTTACCTCGTGGCGTAGAGGGGACGGACGAGGGCGTAGATGGCGGAGTGATGCTGTCGCTGTCATTATACAAAAATTTCTCCTTTCGTTTATGTTCGCCTGAATGGTAAGTCATTACTTTTAAGGCGTAAAGCATATACATTATATATCGGCACATTCCTTTATTTCTGTTAGTAATTTTTCTGGGACGCTATATCTCTGCTCCAATCGTGACCGTTTCAACCCAATCTCTCGCACGTTCGTTTTATAACTGGAGTTGCCGATAGAATACTGGTGCCGACCATCTGTCATAAAGGGACACACATTCCGCTCACACAATTTACCGACGAAATCAATATTATTCCAAAGCCTCGTCCGTTTGCGATAGGGGTAGTCATACCGACAATAATCCACATCGGTAAAAGGGATTTCGTCTAATATTCCTTGTTTTTTTAATGTGCCACTCTGCGGGTTTTCAATCACAAACTTACAATCAGCGTAGGTGATGATTTCCAGTCCTCGTCGCACGAGTGCGTTAGACCCCGCAATATCGGGTGTTTTTTCTGGCCTCGCATAATTCAGCGACGAATATTCATTACAGGGCGGACTGAACCAAATGAATACTGGTTTTCCGTGTTGAGCGAAATAGGACTTATAATCCCAATCCAAGATGCTCGTTAGAATATCGGGTTGATATTTCGGTTCTATATCCAAACTCACATACTGCTTATCGCAGAAGTTTTTCATAGATTTACTCCCCGAGCATAGGTCAAGATAATATGTCATCCTTATCCAATTCTGGACTTTTCGTTTTATTCCATTTTCCGCGCCCCGTCCCTCGGCACGTTTTCTTGTATTCCAGCATTTCTGTTTCATCCTGTTCCGTCCATTTATCGATGCTTTTAAGGTGCTTCTCGGTGGCGAGGGGGCGACGAATAATAATTGCGGTTAAAGACAACGATGCTCCGCAATTCTCGCAAATACGAGTATGGCCTTTTGATAATCTAGATGTAAAGTCATATACGATGGGTTCAATCCAGTCAGCGTGGCGTTTATAACGCAAATCTTTATATTTTGTTCCAGCGGTGCTTACTCCGTAGGGGCTTTGTATAGGGTAGTAATCGCTCATTATATAAACATAAGGTCGGTATTATGTTTATATATTATGGCAAAGCAGATAGATTATGATGACAATCTAGAAAACCTACTTAAAGATGAAGCGGAGAAAGCGGAGAGTTTATCCATCCTCCACCGCCTCTCGCACGAGAAATACTCATTATATTCAAACGCTATTAATATCCCTGTGATTGTGGGGTCATCGGCGGTTGGATTTATGACGGGCATCCAGATTGATTTTGAGGACATCAATATTATACTAGGAATTTTTAGTGTTGTTATAGGGTGTATTAAAGCCCTAGACAGTTATTTTCAATTGGCACAGCGGAGCGAACGGCACCGCCTCGTGAGCCTTCAATACTCCCAGATAAACCGCAAAATCGCGGTTGAGTTGAGTTTGGAGCGTGATGTGCGGATGGATGCGAAGGATGCTCTTAACGTCATTAGGACGGACGTGAAGAACCTAGAAGAGTTGGCACCGATAATCCCAGATGACATTATTGATAAATACAAAGAGAAATATCCTAAAGTAGAAGGTGAAAACATAAAGCGTCCTGCCCTAACGAATGGCCTGACAGAGGTGGTGATAAATAAACCAGATACGAACCATATTGTAAAGGCGGATTTGGTAATGAGGAGTAGGCGACAATCCCACGACACGGACATCGTGGATATTCCCGTAGATGATATAGGGGCGATGTAATTAGTCGTGCTTGATGTAGATATTTTGCTGTGTGCTGACGCTGTGTGCCATCCCATCCGCAATCTTCTTATTCTTCTCCTGCGCTTCTAACAGATTGTCAGTAGCAAAAATTGTGCGGAGCATCGCGCACCCCACCTTGCGAGGGGCGAATACGCGATTAAGACATCTGGTAATGGAGTTGCCGACATCAAAGGGTCGCCCCGAAACAAATAGGAGAAACGGGAATGTTTTACCTTTTTTTAGGTCAATCCCCATCGTAGGAAGTTCGCCGTCGGTTTTGCGTGAATTGATGTAAAACCAGAAAATCTCCATCACGTCCTCGGGGATTTCGGCCTCTTGGACGCCGAAGGACTTGAAGGTCTTGAACTTTTGGAAGATGAACTTATTTTCATCCAGAATGAGGTAATTTTGCGCGTCGTCTAGGGGGTCGGGGCGTTTTTGAGAGATTACCATTTCTAGGTAGTCCTGATTGCGCCGAGGGAGTATTTTCACATAGAGGGTGAGGACTACAAAGTGAAGGAGAAAGGTGTATTCGTAGGAGTGTTTTACCCCCCCTTGTGTTTGTATGAGTTTGAATGTAATATACATTTCGTCCCATTTGTCTATGATTTCATCCCACGTGACCCAGTTGTCTTCTTGTTTCTGTGTTTTTTTACCTTGGACGAGTTTGTGTTCTCTCGCCACCCTCATCATTCTCTCGTGATATGTGTCTATCCTCTGGAGCATCCCGTCATCAGGAATAGGATATATGAGTTTGAGTGCGGAATGGATGGATGTATAATAAACCCGCTGTGTATTTTTTGAGTATTTCGTTAGTTTTTTTTCAACCTCCGCAAAATCAAAGAGGTAGTGAAGATTATCAACAGGGTTTTCGTCATTTAAAATTTCTAGGTTGCGTAAATAACAGACCCTAGAGGTTTCAGCGAGACCGTATTCGGCCATTTTTGCGGACAGTTCGTCCATAAAAGGAGTGGATTTGAAAGAGCGAGGCATAATGTATCCGATGGCGATATACATTATACAATTTTTCGTTTTATACCCGATTTAGATAATTACCCAGCGGATTAGAAGAAACCGACGCGAGGGATATAAACGCGGAAACCGCAAGTGCCGACGAAGGTGGCGAGGACGGAGCCGTCAGCGGCGAGGGCGTAGAGGTTCATAATGGCGGTGTCGGGTGCGCCTGCGGTATAAACAACGGTGCCTCCGTATTTAACGCCTTGGACGGCGACGTTGGCGACGGGGGGTTGAGGGGCGAGGGGGACTTGAAGCCAGCACTCGACGATACAACCTGCGGCCTGTGCGACTGAAGTGACGTTCAAAATAGTAAGATTGACAGTAGATACACCAGCGACGAAAGCGCCAGTTGTGCCGACAATAACATCGTAATTTGCGGGAGTAAGACCAGCGTAAGACCCAGCACCCAAACTAAAAGCGGCTCCAGCCACAGCACTAGAGAGAGCGGGACGAGCAAGTTGAGATACACCAAGAGCGTTCAAGGACATTTTCGGATTTTGTTTTATATTAGTATTCCACCAGTTGTTTTTATATATAATTTCGTATAAAAACAAACACATCGTAGTTTATATTGTATAAAACAAAGATGGACGTCCCAAGCAATCCAGAGGCATCCACAGTTTTTAATGAACCGCGCGGTAGTGCTAAACTGAAGAAAATCATAACCGAGCCGATGAGTGATGCGGATATTGAGTTGTATTTGCCACAGGCGAAGGTGTTTATGTTTCGCGAACTGAAGAACTACCCGAATATACAGGCGATATTGAAGCGTCCGAGAGATTATTTTGTAATGTTATACGAACACACGCCACAGAACGGTCACTGGGTGGCGGTTTTGCGGTATGGAAATACCATAGAGTTTTTCTGCCCCTACGGGACAAGCCCGTATTCACCGAACTCCTGTTTAGAGTGGAATACTCCAGAGGAGAATGCGGTGGTGGATGCGACGTCTAATTATCTAGAGACGATGTTGAACCAAGCGGAGAAGGATGGTTTCAAGGTGATATATAACCGAATGGATTTACAGAATAAGAATGGTAATGTGAATACCTGCGGAGCGTTTGTGGTGTTTCGTGTGCTGTGCCTGATGGAGGATGATATGAGCCTCTCGGCGTTTCAAAAAGCGATGAAGAAAATCCACGCGGGGACGGGATTGAATTATGACGAAATCGTCGCAGATGCGATAGAGGTTCGCGAATGAGGAGTTTTATTATTATTGATGATATTAATAATAAAAACAACCAAGTAGTGTATCTATAAACAAAGAAAGGTAGAATGGCGTCTTTTCCTTCAAATGGATATAATGAGGTGATGTCTGGCACCAATAATTACACAGGCTCCAATTTTTATGGCTCCAGTTGCCCCAAGACCCCTATTGTCCCAGTCTCAAATGACGATTTAACGAATAAACTTTATGTTGATACGGCTACTGGAGGGGGTATTATCGGTAGTCTTACGGATAAGGGGTCTCTCATCACAGGAAACGGCACAAACGCCGTAATCTTCGACCAAAATCCGTATCAAACCGCGCTCACTACGACTACGGTATATGAGTGGTCTGCTCTAGCACTCGGGCAGTCCCGCGCATTTACAACTACCGTCCCCACCACCATACCTCTCGGCGCGGGTATAACCATCACATATTCAGGCACAGATAGTATCAAGGGTAATGTGACGGCCGTCGTCGGCACAACCCTCACCATCACCATAACCGCACTCGCATCGGCGGCATATGTCCCTACAACGGTCTATACATCTAATCCTCCAGCGGGTGTCCCCGCAGGGTCGCTCGCGCCCCCCAGTTTCAATTTTACTACCGACCCAACGGTTTCAACCCCTAATCCGCCAATCATTCCAGCGAATACGATGATTACTGATGGTATTAGTTTCGTTCAAATAAACACAATACCAACCAATTTTACGGTTAATTTAATAAGTGACCCAGCGGGACTAACATTAGGTTCATCAACGCCAACTCCCGCAACACCATTCCCCACCCCAAACAACTTTAATTTCGCGGATGGTGCTTTTGTTTCTACACCCACGCTATTTATTATTCAAATCGCAAACCTGACGCAATCCGTTAATTTTCAGTATCCCATAGGTGGTGGATTTACCCCCCCTGATTATTGCGGACAGT